ATTTAAGGTATAAAATCAAACGTTGCATTTGATTATTAATAGCTTCTGTTTCCTCTTCCTTAGATTGGAATATTGAATAATTCGTCATGCGATTAGCATTACGATTAGCTTTATAGTCGGGAAATAAATTTCGTCTAGCGTTCGACCCACCTACACCATCAAATACAATTACTACTTTTGTTGGGTTAAGCATTTTAATTGCATAACCAACTGATTTTAGAAACCCAGTTAAGCCACCAATGTGCTGGCCATTTGGATTTATATGATTAATCATAGTAAATGACCTCAAAAATGCATTGAGGCCATCTACGATTAGAACTGAATTTAATTGAGTGCGAGTGTCAGGCTGAATACTTGAAATTAAATCAAAGTATTTATTCTGCATCTGCTTCAATTATATCTTTAAAATTTTCTTCCATTTCATCTTCTTCAACAACGTCAAAGTCAGCTGAACCTAGAATTTGTAACCATTCTTTAGAATGTTCTTTCTTATAGTCATCAATTGCTTTCTTATCATCAGGAATAAAACCGTGAACTGTCATTGTAACAGTACCTTTAGTTTGTACTCCAGTAACGTGATTCTTATCAGCAGATATCTTAGTACGTTTAGCAAATTCTACGTCTTTACCGTCTTTAGTTGCTTTAATCTTACTAGTACCACTGTTTGATACGTTACCAAATGTAATTACAAATGATGAGTCGAAGAACATTGTATCACCACCCTTATTTTTCAATTTAGGTTGTTCCATAGGTGAATTTGGTTTTGCAACCCACACCTTGTTAACAGCTACAAATGTATTTGTATATGGTTGATTTTCTTTACGTGATAATACAATTTTTTGGTTAATAAAATTACCAAATGTTTGTGACATAGCACCTGCATTCCACTCATTATTGTTTTTATTTGATTCAACTGATAATCTACAAGGAATAGATCCAACTGAATCCCATAAGAATAATAAGTCAAATGGTAACTTACCTTTAGCTTGTTCGCTTAATAAGTCAGCTACGAATGCACCTACATCTTCAATTGTATTTAATGAACCTCTATCTACATATAAGAAGAAGCCTTTGTAATCGATTACTTCGCCTGTTGCTTCATCTGCTACAGGTTCCATTTCAAATCCCATTTGCATAGCATGATCCCAATTCCACTTCATCTCAGTAATAATAAATACAGGTAGTACACCCATTTTCTGAGCTGCAACTGCCGCCTCTAACATAGCTGTAGTTTTACCAGTGTCACTATGGCCACGTAACAAAGTTATGTGGCCCATAGGAATACCTGGTATAGACAGTACATCTTGGAATGCTTTTGAAAGCGGAATCCAACGTTGTGGTTTAAATTTAACTGATTGGTCTAAGAATTTAGATTTCTTAAACGCATCAATGTTAAATGATTGTTTTAATGACTCGGATACTACCGAAGTCAGACTGTCTTTTTTAGCCATTTTTATTCGTTAAATAGTGATTCAAATTTATCAGCAGCGTTCTCTTTAGGTTTTACGTCTAAAGAATAAGGTTGAATAGGAGCATTCATTTCTTTAATGAAATCATCTTCATCATCTTCATCTTTAGATGCGATAGGTGCTTCAGTAGCAACTTCATCTTCAGGTGACAACCATTTTTGTAATACATCTTTTAATTGATCATAAGTGTACTTACGATTAATTGATAAAATGTCGGTTTGTTCATCTAAAGATTTAGAAACAAAATCAGCATCTTCAGAGATAGAAGTTGATTTTACTTTTGGACGTAAAGTACATTTAATACCTTTTCTACCAGCAACAATTTCTTCAGTTGCTTCTACTGTAAAATCTCTACCATCAGTGATATCTGTAAAATCACCATAGTCCTCATCGGCAGCGATTCCCATTAACTGATCATTTACTAATTTACCCACTTCCCATAAACGAACACCTGCTGCTTCTTCACCACGAACGATTACTGGAGCAAAATAACGTGTTTTAGGAGAAATTTTATTTGCTAATTGCCAATCATCTTTATCAGCTGATTTACGTAATTTTTTAGCAAAATCTGTAATTGGATCTTCTTCACCCCAATTAGACAAAGCCAAAATTGGTCCCTTAGAGAATCCATAGTGCATTTGCACTTCTCTTAATGGCCATTCTTTTCTAAATTTGTTTGGAAGAATACGAATCTGGTATTTACCTGCTTTAGGTTTCCAGAAAATCTTAGTGTAGTCGATTTTTTCACGACCTGCGCCTTTGTTGGCGTTTGCTTCAAGCTTTTGCTTGACAAAACTTAAGTCCATGTTGTTATGTTTTAATTGTACGGTGTTCTATGAACACAAAATATATAGTGAATCTATGATTCTAATTTTTGACTTCCAAATCTTTTTAAGATATTATTAAACTTCAACACCAGCTTCAATAATATCACCTATTTTTTCATAAGCCTTTACTAAACTAACTAATTCTTTATTGCTATTTTTGTCTAGTTTATTTATAACTTTTAAATCACCTAGTATCTCTAGAAATAATTCTTCAAATTCATCACTATGCAACACTGCTTTTGGATATTTTTTGCAAATTTCCCACAATTGTTTTCCTAAATCTAAACAATGTTCAATTATATTAGGTAATTTCCAAGAGGCATATGCAAAATCTTCTTCATCTTGTGTTATATTAGTTATAACATTTTTTTGATATGTTAAATATTCTCTATATAATTTTTCTAATTTATTTTGAATAGCAATAGGTAATTCTTCTGGGAATTGAGCTGGTTGGACATCATTGAATCGTACCTTTATTTCTTTTTTAGTACTTAAAAGTTTAACTGTGTATTGCTTATTTTTTTCATCAATATCCGTAATAACTCCAGGACCATATTTTATTACAGCCACATTAGAACCTATATTAATTCCTTGACTTGAATCATTTGGATTAAAACCAGATATAGCATTTAACAAATTATTAATGTCATTTTCAATAAGAATGCTTTTTTTTAATATTTCTAATAGCTTAATCATTACTTACTAAAATCTATAATTTTATGGATTGCTGTATCTAACTTACGTAGATTAGGACCATCAGTAAGTAATATGCAATTCTTATATTGGTTCCAATCAACCATGTAATTTTTATCTAAATAACCATTATTTAATGATTTAATTAGAGTATTTAATGCGTTGATTGTATATAATGAGTTAGTTTCCTTTTTGCGGTGTAATAAAATAGTATTAGCCATCGGCGTCTCTGTTGAGTTGCCCGAGTCTATATTGTAAGTACACATTAATTCATCGCTCTGTGGAGATTCTAGTATGAATATCTTATTAAATAAGATTGCGTAACGGCGATTGATAGTGCTTACTGTAGCGTCCAGATCCGCTGGGGAGGTGAATGTACAGAATAATTTGTTCAAGTCTGTTTCGTTTGTTTGTTCCATAATAAATATTTATAGTTTCTCCAAACCGTGATACGTTTTACCTTGTTTAACATTTACAGGATATCCTACTATATTTATTATTTCTTGGATTAATCCTTTATCTTCGTTACTATAATCAAACAAAAACGCATCATAAGTATACAGTACTAATTTTGTTTTTTTACCTTCTAACCAACTAAGTACTAATTCTAATATTTGAACATTAGTTGATGTTTCTTTACTTTGAATTATATAATTAAATAGCTTTGATTTAGTCATCTCAGCGTCAGGTATAAATATTTTATTCTCAGTTACTAAACGCTTTCCATATTGGTACGTATCCCACATATCGTCTGTATATCTAACTACGTCTTTAAAAAACGGTTTATTCTGATATTCAGACCAAACACCACCATATAATTGTTTGAATGTTAATTCTTTAGCTGCTTGACGATCAACATCCAACACTTCACCTAATACATCATATGTATTTTTATCTTTAGGAAATTCAAACCCAACTAATTCACCAATCAATCGTGGGTGGTATCCCTGGAAATCTAATTCGATGAATTTATCGTTTTCGGGACGATAACACGTACGTTCATTGTTATCTTTATTTAATGCTGCAAAATTAATGCTATTAAACGTGTTAGATGGGCGTGATGTTGTTGTATTTAAATTATATTGAGTGTATATTTTACTGCGAGATAAATTAAATTGTGGGTTTGTTAATCTTCCATTGTAATACTCGATAAAGCAGTTTTTATCGACCTTAATGCCGTTTTTTTCAACATGATAAAATATATCTACTGTACGAAAATTTTGGAAACTAAAGGCCTCGTTAGCTAATGAATATTGCTTAATAATAGGTAACGCC